ATATTGGTGATGAACCACAACACCAACTTTAGATTTTTTAATCTTGTCAGCTTCTTTACCGTGAGCTGTATATGTGATGGTATTTGGTGTAAAGGAAACACTTTTTGCTTCTGCAATGTATTCTTCGTGTAGTGTTTTAGTATCAGCATGATGCATCAAATCGCCTTGATATACACCATGTTTTGGTGTAACTTTAGGTAGATGTTTTAAAGCATGTTTGAGCGTTTTTGCAAGACCTGGTGCATGGCCATGATTTTTGTCGATGTCTTTTTCTGTATGATTAATCTTAGGATTTTTATTGAAAGCAGATTTAGTTGCAACAAAGAATTTGCCATTTTTAGGATGATGACCAAAGACGATTGATGGAGAACCATCATATTTCATCGTCAAATTGGTATTTTTACTCTTACTCATTATGTGGTGATGAGCAGCCATTAAAGCACCATGAGCATGTTCGAAACCAGCATGACCGTGCATCAAAGGTCTATCTTCTGCATGGTGTATATGTTTTAGTTCCGAACTTTGCTCAGATTCTTCTGTTAAGAATGATTTAAAAGTTAACATTAGTTTCCTTACTAGATTTGCAACACACTTTGGTTGCCGATTTGCTTATTTATATAACATTTGAATCCAGACGAAAAAACCTTAAAGATATTGGGTTCGATATATACACGCCTGGAATGTTGGATTTAAAACAATTTTTGTGTCCAAGTTTTTGGAGTTTTGTCGGAAACGATTTCTAAAGGTAAGTGGTATTCAAATGGTTTTGGTCCACGGAGATTGATATAATCAATTTGTTTCTGTAAGGACTGTTCCAAAGTGGTTTTTGTTTGATAACCAAAAAAATAACGAATCTTGTCTGCTGAACAATTGGCATGTTTTACTTCTTGTGGACGACCAGGCATGAATACTGGATCCAAATTGAAATTTAATAGTTTGGCAGTAACCTGAGCCAGTTCCAAAATAGTTACCGGATTCTCATCCGGACCAATATTAAAAATCTCACCAACAGCCTTTGGATTCTCTGCAAATTCAACTAGACATCCGACATCATCTGAGATATCGGAGAAACACCTGGTTTGCGATCCGTCAGCGTAAATAATAGGTTGACGGCCTTGTAACATTAGGTTAATCATAATACTTGCCACATTACGGAAAGGATCATCATATTTTTGCCTAGGGCCAATGATGTTATGTGGTATGGCAATCACCAATTCAATACCATGGATTTCAGCCAAATTTTGTAACAATAACTCGGTGCCATATTTTGCTATACCATACGGATCTTGTGGTTTACAAATCATATCTTCTGTAAAAGGAACTCTGTCTTGTGTACCATATCTTGCCATAGAAGAACAATGTACAAATTTAGGAACACCAGCTTGAATAGCAGCAGTCATAGCGTTTACAGCAATTTGTGTGGTATTTTGTACAACTAGTGATGGTGAGAATACAGAAAGTCCTTCATATGCAGTACATGCGGTGTGATATACAACATCACAACCTTTCATAATATTTTGAAGTCTATCAAACTCAATTAAATCAAAGTCATAAAACTCAACACCTTCAGGAACATTATCACGATAACCACCCAATAGATTATCGATGCCGGCTACTTGATATCCTTTAGCCAAAAAAGCATCAGCCAAATGTGAACCTAAAAATCCTGCTACACCAGTAATAAAAATTTTCTTCATTGCCATTTTGTTCCTTCAAAATCCATCCAATAGTTTACCATCTTACCTTTACCTTGTAGTATATAGAACGGTAAGGTATGAACTAACGCTCTACTTGATCCGTAATATAATAATTCTTTAGGTCCATTTTCTAAAACAAAAGCAAAATGAGTTGTGCCTGTATCTCCACCAACAAATATCTCAGCTTCTAAAATGTGTTGTATATTTTGTAAAAAATCAGTACTGGTTGTCCAATTAGGAACAGTTAACTCATTTTTATAACAAATAATCTTTTCATATGATTCGTATTCTGGTTTATTAAACCTTTCTAAGATTTGTTCGAATACATTAGATGGCCAATTTCTCCATTGATTATATGGAGCATCAAATAATGGAAATACAACTATTTTTTTCTTCGCTGGTAATGGATTTTTTATCTTAACTAAATCACCACAAAGGTCACGAAAATCCCATACATTCACTTTACGCCAAGGTATTGACTCTGATCCTTCAAATGCAGAAAAATAATCGGTGAAACTAATTAAGAACGAATGAAAATCCTGTACATGTTTTTCACTACTAATAGAACCAGGTTTCATATGAAATCTAATTGTAGAATCATTATTAAGTTTTCTTAAATGTTCAATAACATTACAAACGGCAATCAAATCGCCGTTACGAACTGCACCAAAGGTTCCAGGTTCAACATTAATAATCATGATTTCTCACCAACAATCATAAACGAATCATTTAAATCTCGTTCTGAACGGAATATATTTTTATAACCACGGTCAACCATATAATCATTAATGATTTCTGGAGTAAACACATGAAGATGTTTTCGATTGTTCCATGGTCTCCAGTATTCTTGGTTGTAATGAGGTAGATATAAAAATAATGTTCCACCAGGATATAATACTATTTTTTCATCACGAATTTCTGAACTTGGACTCTTTAACATCGATGTCCAATAATCTAATGCCTCAACCCAATCAGGTAAATGTTCTAAACAATGACTAGAATAGATGTAGTCCACTTGTCTAGGTAATTTGTAAGCTTCCCATTCATCATCAAATAATAAATCAATTGGTTGTGCATCAGGAAATGCCCACTCTTTACGATTGCAACCAATATCAAATCCATCACCTTTACAAAAATGTTTTGCAAAAGGAATAGCAAACTGAGATGCGTTGCCTTCTGCTTGTAAATGTGGGTATGTTTTACCTTTATACTGTAAAGTATTCATCTATTTTTTCCACTTCAAAGTCACCAATATACATTAATTTAGAATTACGGTTTTTATAATAATGTTTTTCAAAAGAGTATTCTATTGGTTTATTATCCCAATTTCTAATATCTTCACCCCACAAAACAATTTGTTTCTTGTTCATCAGGTCTGCAATAGCAGAAGCTCCCGTAAATGTGGAAATAAAAGGTTTATCAGATTTCCAAATAGTGAAAGCATTTTCCATAAGTGTTTTATTATAGTCTAAAAAGTTCACCTTGTCAAGATGTGATAACACCCAAGAAGGCCTACGACCATCTATACCAGGTCCGTCCCATCGGTCACCAACATATGATATACCAACTTGAACAGGTTCTTGGATAAACGGATCAACTTTTAAAATGAAATCATCATCCACTTCAAATTTAAGTTCACTATAACGATCCTTTAACCAATTCTCATAACGACAAGTTTCTATTGGTCGATTTGGATTACTTTTATCTTCTCTAGTCCAAGAACTCAATTCGATGTATCCACCATAAACATAAATGTCATCTGCAAAATCAACTTTATGTGCGATATCTTGATACAATAAAAATTCTTTAATGCCTTTGAACTTTCTCATTTCTGGTCTAATTATGAAATGAATTTCTTCTTTTAAATTCCACTCTTTGTATATACCAGATAAAACAGGCAAAGCATTTAAAAAATCACCTAAGTTTGAAGTGGATTGTAAAAATATATTAATCATTATATTCCTTGAAAACAATAAACCAATCAGATGCATCGACACGATGAATTTTAAACAATTCTGGTTTCTGTAGATATGACATTAATAAAAATGTTTGGTCATCATCAATTAAATTATTCTTTATTAATTCATTCATACTAGCTTGAACTAATTTTTCCAACAATGGCCACATTTCTTTACCTGCTACTATACATGGTCCGGTGATGTGAACACTATTGTTCATAATAACATCTTCAATGTATGTTCCTTCTTGCCAATCTTTTATACTAAAGAAATGGATTTTATCTTTTTCAAAAGGATATTGCCATTTTGTAACATCATTTAAAGTGGATTTATCTCTGCAATAACCAAAATCTAGCCAAGCAATTAAATCAGTTTCAATTAAATTTTTTCTTATTGCTTCATGTACAAAAGAGCTCTTTAAAGAATTTACCACAACATAATCTGCTGACCAATATTCTGGATTACGAGATTCTCTAGGATTTATTTTGGATTGATATGTAGAATCCTTTTGGATCGTTGATATAATCTCTCTTAATTGCTGAAATGAATTTTTAAAATCTATGGTGAGTATATCGGTTGGTTTACCTTCTCTTAATTCTTTTATTCTTTCAACGAATTCTTCTGATGTAAAAATCACCATAGGATTTTCTAACTCAGCCAAATAACCAAATCGTTCAAAATATGTATCAGTAGTTCGGTGTAGGTAATGTGGTAATCCTTTATCAGGAGTCCACTCACTACGACCAATATCAAAGAAAGCTGTTACAATAGTAATGTCATTCATATTATATCCAATAATATTTTTTATAATTATTTACAATTTCAATTTCTTCTGGTTGTGAATTAACAAAACCATCGAAATCAAAATCTTGCTTGTGATGATGTGTATCCACCAAATACGGATTAATTGTATAGTCTTTTCCACATAACATATAATAAACGGGCATATAACAATCCATAAATCCTATTGGTGGATAAATCATTTTAAAATAATTAGTATTCTCATCAAACCAATCTACTATTCTATCAAAGTTGTCCAAAAATGTTGAAACTTTAAATATAGAACCGCCGCCACCACCATACTGATTCGTATTTGGTTTCTTACCTGAATATTCTTCAACTTTACCCATAAGTATAGGGTGCATAATATTTCCATGTCCTTGTAGATGGCAAGCCATTTCCCAATCATCTTGAATAGTTAAAGGTTTTTTTACCCAAACATCATCCTCAACCATCATTATATGAGAAGTCTTAGCATTAAGGCAAGCAGTTCTAAATCTATTCAACCATGATACTAACTTTTTTGAATCGTAACCTGGATATCCTAGTTTTTCGCTATAATATTTGTAATCTGTATTATTATCTTTTGCAATAGATTCCAAATCATCAGCACAATCAGATGCCAAGAAATAATATGCATCAGGATATAAACTGCGGATTTGTTTTACGATAACAGAAGTGGAAGTTTTTTTGCCTGCTGTGGCAAGATGTATAAATGATATATCAGCCATCATTTCTCACAATAAACATAATCGAATCTGACATACCAGAAATTTCTCTGGCATCAACAATTTCATAAGTCATATCTTTTGGAACAAATTTCATGTAGTTCTCGGTCCATTTCATTTCTGAAATATCTTCAATTACAAAAACACCAAAAGGTTTTAATTTTGGTAAATATAATTGTAATGATTTAATATGACTTTCTTTAGTGTGTGGGCCGTCATCAATAATGATATCAAAACTAGGTAAAGATTCTGCAAACTCTCTACGATAACCATCTTCATAAATTACTTTAACTCTAGGATAAGGTTCACACTTTTCTTTTGCTCCAAAATTATATGGATCAACACCATATATTTCAGCTTCAGGAAAGTAATGGTGCCATAATGCTAGACTACCACCACGATGTATTCCCAATTCTAAAATTCTAAGATTTTCTTTATAACGATATTTTTCAAATTCTCTATCGTAAAAGGCTGTACAATATTTGTGATTAAATTCTTTATCTGTTCCAAACTCATAATGTGTATCATTACGCAGATTATGTTCAATCATAATGTCAACTAAATTCATTTTCTATTCCTATAATAAATTATGTAGTTCGTTTGCATGGACAAGCTTACCTTTTCGATCCAAATAAAAATGTTTTTCAAATACTTGTTGAATGTTTTTTCCATTATCCCAACTTACATCATCACCTTTTCTAAATTCTGGTTTCCAATCT